AATGCCACCAGCAACCCAAGCTGACGTGAGAAGAATAGACAATGCAACTACCACCGCCAATCCTAGTAAGGCAGCGGCAACTGCGGCCGCAGCCGGTAATAAAGGCGGCACAGGCGTAAAGGCTGTTCCCTTTGTGCCACCTAAAACTGGTACTGCTGCTGATCTAATTCCAGGCAACTCTTATGCAGTGCCTGTTACAACTAGACCTCCAGAACCACCAACCAGCAATGGCGTCATTGCAGGCATTAAAAATTTCTTCTCACCACCTAAACTTTCAGAAAATGCAGCATCAGATGTAAGAGCAATAGATAATGCAATTATAGCAGGCGAAGATAGAGCAGCATTTGGAAGATTTAGACCACCGGGGCAAGGATGGCGAGGTAATCCGCAAGTGATAGCCAAAGATGATTAACAAGGAACAGTAATGGCAACAGAAATACAACGCAGTAGAGGACGCCCGTCAAATTACAAATTTGATCGTGGTGGCACACCTGCGGAGTTTGGTCCATTTTATGGTGTAGTAAAAAACACCACAGACTCGGCAAGATCGGGTCGCATTCAAGTTTACATTGACGCATTTTCTAACGGCGGCGAAACTGACCCTACAAAATGGATTACAGTAAGTTATATGCCACAGTTTTTTGGATCAACTCCCTATAACCCAGCGGCACAAGGGGTAGGGAAATATATTGATGGCAACTCCAACAGTTATGGCATGTGGTTTACGCCACCAGATGTGGGTATCACAGTGTTGTGTGTGTTTGTGAATGGAGATCGCAGTCAAGGGTTTTATATTGGCACTGCCCCGGATCAAAGCATTGGACATATGGTACCGGCTATTGGTGCCGCACCGGTCAAAACTCAAGTTGTTGCAGAAAATGAAAATCAAGCAAAATATTTTGAAGGTGCAGAACAATTACCAGTAGTTGAAATTAATACTAATAATATTACATTTGAAGAAAATCTTAGATTTTTTGATGCACCCAAACCAGTACAAAGCGTAGTAGCAGAAACCATGTTCCGTCAAGGCCTAATCAAGGATGCTCAACGTGGCCCTATATCAAGTAGCAGTCAACGAGAAAGTCCTAGTGCTGTTTTTGGGGTAAGTACGCCAGGCCCTGCTGTGTATCGTGGTGGTATGCAATTGGGAGAAATACAGAAAAAAATTCAAGCTGGAGATTTAAAACCTAAAGATATTGAAGTAATTGGACGTGTGGGCGGGCATAGCATTGTGATGGATGATGGTGACACCGCTGGCAATACTAGATTGATGCGATTTAGAACCACAGCTGGTCATCAAATCACTATGAGTGACAGTGGAGATTTTTTTTATATCACTCATGCCAACGGACTGGCTTGGTTTGAACTTGGTGCTCAAGGCACACTAGATGTGTATGCCACAAATAGCATTAATTTGCGTACCCGCGGTGATATTAACCTACACGCTGATAGAGATATCAACATGTATGCTGGCGGCAGTATCAAAGCCAAGGCTGTAGAAGATATTACTTTGCAAGCTGATGCAGACCTTACAGCTATTGCACAACAAAATTTAAAACTATACAGCAAAAGTTACATTGGTATAAAGGCTGATGGCAGTTTGGCATTACAAAGTGCTTCAGGAAGTTGGGGCGGTGGTGGTGCATTAAAATTTACCGCAGGCGGCATTGATCTTAACGGTCCAGCAGCTGACTCAGTATCAGCGCCCAACAACTTGACCACAACTATTTTAGATGATACTACATTTAGTAGCGCCATTGGGTGGACAGTTGAAACAGGTGGTCTAGACAGTATTGTGACGCGAGCACCCACACACGAGCCATATCCTTATCACAACAAAGGTGTAGATATTGAAATTCCGTTGGAAGCAGGACAACCGCCACCTAATCCAGGTGCTGTGCCTGTGCCTGCTGGATTTGAATTCACAAGAAAAGCATGAGCACATTTAATTTTGAATTCAATGGCCAAAAGTTTGAAATCAAAGCTCCAACTGGCGCCACATTTGAACAGGCAAAGGCAGTGTTTGATCAACAAACAGCCAGCGGCGGCCTTACGGGATTTAGAGTTGGCGATGTATTAAGTCCAGCCACACAAGCTGCTGCTGGCCTAGCATCCGCACAAAGTCAATTAACACAAGGCTTGGCATCATTATCTAGCAAATTACCCGTAGGCACAAATCTAAACAGTCTCACAGCCAGTATAGGAACACTGGGGCAAGGTGCAGGCACACAAGTAGCCAGTGCACTACAAGGTGGTGCGGCTGCATTTAATTCATTAACTACCGGAGCAGGCGGCAGCACTGCTGCTATCAGTTCAGCACTATCAGGAGCCGGTGCTGGATTTTCGTTACCGTCAGCGTCAGCAATCACAGGTGCATTAACTGGTGCAGCCGCACGAGCAGGTAGCTTGGCTAGCACAGCAATTGGTACCATATCTGGATTGATTAAAGGAACTCCTACTAATGGAATTAATGTGGCAGACTTTGCTAAACAAGGCCCGGCGTTTAGTGGTCTTGGCAGCATGAGTTTGCCTGATGTAACTAGTACATTGTCTCAAGCGTCAAAGTTAGTAGGACAAGCTGCTGATGCCATAAGCAATGCAGCAGGAGCAGGAAAATTTGGTCTAGATGCCAGTCAACTTGAACGATGGGGTCTTGTTAAACCAGGAACTGCTGCCACATTTTTAGCACAAGGCGGTAGTAATCTTACCAGTGTGTTAAAAAGTCCCACAGTGTGGACTGGTAGAGATGGTGTGAAAAGTCTTGATGGATTGTTGGGTAATGAAGGACTTCAAAACAAAATTCAGCAAGGATTGATGACTTCTGGTGTGGCTGACTTAAAATCACTAGGAATTCCCACAGACAAATTGACACCACAAGCACTCAGCGGCCTAGCAACCAATGCTGCCAAGAGTGTGCTAGACACACTAGACTGGGCTAAAAACAAACCTGGACTGCCAGCGGATATCAAAGCTAAATTTGATGCCGCAGCAGTCAACGGTGCGTTTGCTGTAAACTTAACTCAGGCCAAAATAGATCCATCTATGCTTCAAGAATATACACCTGTAGCGGCTGTCGGCACTGTAAATACAGATACGCTTGATGCCGCCGCCAAACGAATTATAGGTAATGCAAAAGTTCCTAGTATCTTGCCCACCGAATCCAATAAAATTACCGCATAAATATTGATATGACTACCTTTGTTGGCTTTAACACACAGAATCAATACAAAAAATTTACACTGGTGGATTTTGAATTGGTCAAACGCGATCTCTTGAATGCGTTTAACATTCGTCAAGGCCAACTGCCCGGCCGTCCAGGATATGGCACAGTGTTGTGGAATTACTTGTTTGAAAACCAAGTTGATGCTGTTCAACAAGGTATTGTGAATGAAGTGCAACGAGTAGCAGGTGGTGATCCTAGAATATTCATCAGTAACATTAACGTATATCCCCAAGAAAATGGCATGCTAATTGAATTAGAAATACAAACTGTGGGCGGTGTAGATGCTGAAATCTTAAATGTATTTTTTAATCAAGTGAGTCGTTCGGCCAGCTATGTATAACTACGCCGTTTTTTATCTACATAAATAACAGATAAAGAATACAAGGCCCAGACGCAATGGCAAAAACCACTAGACAAACAGCGATATTTGGTGTAGAAGATTGGAAACAGATCTATCAAACCTATCGCGAAGCAGACTTCCAAAGTTATGACTTTGAAACTCTACGCAAGAGTTTTACTGATTACCTGCGTTTGTATTATCCAGAAACATTCAATGATTACATTGAATCATCTGAATACATTGCCCTGCTGGATGTTATTGCGTTCATGGGACAAGCCCTAGCCTTCCGCACAGATCTAAACACTCGTGAAAACTATTTAGACACAGCAGAACGTAGAGATTCAGTCACACGCTTGGCTAACTTGGTTAGTTATACTGCCAAGCGCAACACTGCGGCCCAAGGCCTGCTCAAAGCATTCTCAGTGACCACAACAGAAAATGTTGTGGATTACAACGGCGTTAACTTGGCCAATGTCACAGTGAACTGGGCTGATCCCACAAACTTTGATTGGCTGGAACAGTGGAATGCTATTGTGAATTCATCGTTAGTTAGCAGTCAAAAGATTGGTCGTCCAGCCAGTCGTCAAACTATCTTGGGTGTAGATACCAGTGAATACGGTATAAATCTAGTGCCAGGCTTTTTGCCAGTAATCCCATACAGTGCCACTGTAGATGGTGTAAACATGCCGTTTGAAGCCACAACTTCAAGCACAGCCGGAAGAGACTACATCTATGAACCCAGTCCAAAGCCCAACACCACATTTAATGTGTTGTATCGCAATGATCAATTGGGGTATCAAAGTGCCAACAACGGATTCTTCTTTTTCTTCAAACAAGGCACCTTGCAAAATCAAGACTTCAACTTGGCCGAACGCATTGCCAATCGCACAGTAAACATCAACATTGATGGTGTAAACAACGAAGATCGTTGGTTGTTTCAGTTAGACAATGTGGGTACAGTCAGCAGAGAGTGGACATACACTGAAAACATTTATTCATCAGCAGCTGAACAAACTGCCACTCTTAGACCAATCTTCTCTACTACCAGTAGAACAAATGATCAAATTACCATGGTATTTGGTGACGGTGTGTTTTCAGAAATTCCTGTAGGTATTTTCCGTGCGTATGTCCGTGCAAGCAATGGATTGCAATACATTATCAATCCCGCTGAAATGCAAAACGTAGTACTACCAATCAGTTATGTTGATCGCAACGGCAATTTGCAAACTATTACTTTTACTTGTGGAATCACACAACCAGTGAGCAACGCACAAAGTCGTGAAAGCATTGATGCTATCAAACAACGTGCTCCAGCAAGATACTACACGCAAAATCGTATGGTCAACGGTGAAGACTATAATCTGTTTCCGTTTACTCTTTACAATTCTATTATCAAATCAAAAGCAGTGAACCGTGCTTCAATTGGTACCAGTCGCTATCTTGATCTTGTGGACAACACAGGCAAGTATTCGTCTACCAACACATTCTCCAGTGATGGTGCCATGTGGGAGGACAACATTCTTCCCAGTAGCTTGTTTGCTTGGACCAATCGTAACGAAATTGCCGACCTTATTACCAACTCAATTCAGCCTGCAATTGCTGGCGCTACATTTAAACAATTTTACTACGCTAACTTTCCAAGAATAACTGTGAATACTGGTGCTACTGCACTCAGCACATGGAATCAAAGCACAACATTGGCCAATGAAACCACAGGCTACTTTAAAAATGCACTAGGTGAACCAGTTATGGTTGGGACTTCAAGCAGCACCGCATTCAAGTATGTGTCGCAAAAAAGTTTGATTAAATTTATACCTCCAGTCGTTAATGGACAACCGTACTACTTTGATGCAAATAATAGATTGAAACCTGGCCTGCCAACTAGACCAGAAGACCACCTGGAAATTTGGGCCAGTCCTCTTGCAATTATAGGCGACGGCAGCAACGACGGAGTTGGCAATTTAACCAACGGCCAAGGTCCTGTAGCACTAAACAACTTTGTGCCTACTGGCGCTGTTGTGGATACTATTATTCCTGTGTTCCTTACAGATCTAAGCACTGCCATACGAGAAGAAATTACACAACAAATTTTGTTGTACAGAAATTTTGGTCTTGGATATGATAACAATGGAGCAATTACAGGCACCGCCGGCACATGGTATATCATTACCAGCACTAATTTGGATGCTGATGCTGCTTGGAGTCAAACTTACGCAGGTAATACATCTGGACAAAATTTAGACGCCAGCTGGATGGTACAGTTTGTGGCTGTGGACAACAAATACACAATCACATATCGAGGACTTGCTTATTACTTTGGCTCAGTATTGCAAACAAGATTTTTCTTCTATGGCAACCAAAAGATCTATGACAGTCGCACAGGTACCACAATTAGAGACTTTATAAATGTGTTGGCAGTAAACACCAAACCGGACAGTTCATCTCCACTGCCTGGCGACATCTACACCACAATTATTGGTCAACCTGTAGAATCAGATGGCTATGTTGATGACTTCCAAGTGTTAATCAGCTACAGAGATTCTGACTCAGACGGTGTGCCAGACAATCCAGACTTCTTCAATGAGATTGTTGCTCCGACAGTTACGCCCAATCTCAAACTGGTGTTCTTGCAACAAACTGTGGACTTTGACAATTTGCAAAGATACTTACTAGTTGAACCAGGTGTAGTGAACTCAGACTATCCTACATATGATGCTATTGAATTAGTTAAGTTTCAATACTCACCAGGGCAAGTGTTTTATGCCTACAGCGATGAATTGTTTTATACACTAACAGTCAACACCGCAGGCGTAAGAATTATAACTCAAGCCGCAGAAGGTGAATGGATTGCTAGAACAGGACGTCAAGCATTATACTTTCAATATCGTCACAATTCACCATTGACCAACAGAATTGACCCTGGTACTACCAACATTATTGACTTGTATGTTGTGACACAAGCCTACTACACTGCTTATCAAAATTGGATTACAGATACCACTGGCACAGTGTCAGAACCAGATATGCCAACTATTGACGAACTCAGCACAGAATATCAAGGTCTTAACGAGTACAAGATGCTGAGTGATAATATTATTTTAAATTCTGTGGTGTTTAAACCGCTATTTGGACCAAAAGCTGCTAAGACATTGCAAGCCACAATCAAAGTTATTCGTGCTCAAAATTCCACAGCCAGCACAAGCGAAATACAAAGCTCTGTATTGGCTGCTATGAATGAATATTTTAGCATTGACAAATGGAGTTTTGGTGATACCTTTTATTTCTCAGAACTGGCAGCATACTTGCACAGATATCTTGGCTCTATAATTAGTTCAGTGGTATTAGTACCATTGGACACACAAAAATACTTTGGTGACATGTACGAAGTGCGAGCAGAACCTAGTGAAATATTTGTCAACGGTGCTACCATTGACAATATTATTGTGATTGATGCATTGACCAGTACTAACTTGCGTACTGCACCTGGTAGCGGAGTAATTTAATGGCACGAGTACGCAGCGTAGATTTTCTTCCTGAAATTTTTCAGACCGATGCCAACAAACAATTTTTGGCTGCCACACTGGATCAGTTAATTCAAGAACCAAAGTTTAAAAAGACACAAGGGTATATTGGCCGCACAGTTGGACCAGGCGTAAATCCCAACGACAAGTATGTGATTGAGCCCGACAAGACTCGTGCTGATTATCAACTTGAGCCAGGTGTGATCAGTATTGATCCTAATAATAATAGCAAAATAATAGATGCTATTACCTATCCAGGTATAACTGATTCGTTGATATATCAAGGTAGCCCCGACACTCAACCTAGCAGACTATACACTAGCGATTACTATACATTTGATCCATTTATTGATTTTGATACATTTGTAAACTTCAGTCAATACTATTGGGTACCTAATGGACCTGACGTAGTAACAGTTCAGTCGCCGGGTGTTGCCTTGAGCCAAAATTTTGTAGTAAACAGAGAAAATGGAGTTTACACATTTTCAGGGCTGACTGGTAACAATCCCACAATAAATTTAGTTCGTGGTGGAAACTACACGTTCCGGGTAGCACAAAACAACAAAGAATCAGTTAATTATCGAGTAACAAGAACCAACGTTACCAGTTATAACATTGACAATGAACCTAACGCTACTGTTATTTTAACTCGCGGCAATACATATACTTTTACTTTATTTTTACAAGGTGATTTTCCGTTCTGGATCAAAACTGCTGCCACCACTGGCACAGGTGATCAGTACAACTCAGGTATCACACGTAATGGATCAACTGTGGGTACAGTTACTTTTACTGTACCACAAGATGCACCTAATACACTATATTATTCTTGTCAAACGCAAAGTCTCATGCACGGAACCATCAGCATTGTTGATGCCCAGGCAGGCGACGGCCCAGGATTTTGGATTCAAACTGATCCAGGTATTAGTGGCAAAAATCCTATTACTCCAAACATAAGTTCTAGATCAGTATATGGTGTTACCGATAATGGGATTGACCTTGGCACTATTAATTTTAACGTACCACAAAAAACAGCACAAGATTTCTTTTACTATCTTACCAGCATTGGTACTGTGGATCTTGTTACTAATATAAGTTTTGAAGACATTGATGGTGCCCGTCTGGACCAATTTATTGCCACCTATGGAGGCATTGATGGAATTACTAATCTTAACACACGAACCTTGGTGTTTGCTAACTCTTATGGTAATACCGCTACTGATTACTATGATATTTGGCGTATAAGTTATGTTACAGTTGGTGACTTTACCTATCTGTCATTGGGCAGTATACAAGTTGTAAACAATTTAGAAAA